GGGTTGAGTTTAATCTTGGAAGTCCGCCTCAACGAGTTGCGAAACTTATTGAACTCGGCTGGAAGCCGCGAGAGTTCACACCAGAGACAGATAAAGGGGGCGGTGGAAATCCTAAAGCGACGGATGGCGGGGAACTCGTCCCGAGCCTCGAAGAGTTCGTCGAAGAAAGCGGCATCGAGGAAGTCCGATTAATTGCTCAATGGATGGCGTTGCAAGGTCGAGCAAACGCCGTAGGAAACTGGATAGACCTGTACAATGACAAGACCGGTTGCATCCATGGAAATCTCTGGCTCGCATCGTCTCTTCGGTATAGACATGACAAACCTAACACTGCAAATATACCCGCAGTACGTGTCGATAAAGATGAAAAACCCATCCTCGGAATTGCCGGATATTACACGTATGAAGCACGAGACCTTTGGACGTGTCGTGGCAGAGCTGGTGAGCGAAGGCTCGTCGGTGTTGACGCTAAAGGTATTCAACTCCGATGCTTGGCTCACTATCTTGACGACCCACATTTTACCGCAGCTATTCTTGCGGCAGACCCGCATGCCGCCAATAGGGACGCTTGGGGCTTTACTCCCGACGCCTCGGGCCGCCGCTTGGCGAAAACTATCCTCTATGCAATTGTTATGGGCGCAGGAGATGGACGAATATCAAGCGAGGCTGGCATCAGCATCAAAGAAGCCAAAGCCGCAAAGAAGCTTCTGTTCGACCGTGTGCCGGGTCTTCCGACGCTTATCAACAGGCTTAAAGCAGAGTTTAAACGCACTGGCAGAATAACGTTATGTGACGGTTCTAAGGTTTCAATGAAGCGAGACTATACGGTTATTCCGTATCTCCTTCAAGGTGACGAGAGCCGGATTATGAAGTTGGCGATGATCTACATCGACAAAGAAGTGAAGAAGGAAAATCTAGATGTCCTTAAAGTCGGGGATATTCATGACGAGCATCAGTATGATTGCTATATTGATCACGTTGATCGGTTTATTGATATATGTCGGGACTGTTTCCGTAGGGCCGGGGAATTCTTCAAGTATAAAGTGCCAATGGATTGTGACGCAAAGGTAGGTAACACATGGGCGGAAACACACTAGATATAGAGGTTTTGAATAAACTTCTTACTCACGCCTATAACCTAGGACGTGAAGATGAGAATCGAGAAGAACGAGGGATACCGCCTCTTGATCTTCCAGAAGAGTTTAAGAAAATACTTGACAAGCTACGATAATTCTGCTATAATACCCGTATTAAGAGAAGAAAGGTTTGTTAGAAATTGGCTCAATTTAATTACGTAACTGGTAAAATCTACTGGGCGAAAGTCCTTGGTAATCCCGTCCCGAACTACAATCGAGACGGTAACGAATGGACGTTTGATTTCGTGCCAGATAAGGAATCCCTTGCGACGTTTGAACAGCTTGGGATTGACAACAAGATGAAGGACAAGGGTGACGCAAGAGGCAAATTCCTCCAATTCAAGCAGAAGGAACTACAAGCGAACGGCAAGGCGAATTTTCCTATCACGGTCGTCGATGCTCGCAATAGGCCGTGGGACCCGAAGATCATCGACGGAAAAGTCACCAACCCAATCGGAAACGAAAGCGTCGTAGAGGTTAAGTTCAAGGTTGTCGATTACGGCAAGGGCAAACCGACTGGTGTTTATCCGCAGGCTATCCGTGTCCTTGAACCGAAGGTCTTCGTTCGACAGGAGTTCGCTCCGTTGCCGGAAGACAGTCCTTATCTCGCTGACGATTTCAGTCAGCCGGTCGTAGAGGACGTAGCTGACGTAGTAGAGGGCGATCCTCTAGAAGGTTAAACGTGTTTGTCACTTGAGTTCCATGACGGTGGATATACAGTGACTAGGACTGCACCCCGACAGTTGTGCAGCGTGGTGTCAATGTTTTACCGAGTTGACAACGAGAACAGCCAGAGCGGACGCACTCATCGGTATCCAGTTTTCCCCGGAGTTGTTTCTCCTTTCTCCGGGTTGTGGGTGCCTTATGGGTTAAGGTTAAATGGCGACCGTGATCGCGTCAGCCCACATCATTTTAGTGAGGTTATTTGGAACAGAGAAGTGAAGAATGGTACGCCGCTCGTTGTGGTAAGGTTACTGCTTCTAAAGTAGGCGACATTCTCGCTCGCATTAGGAACGGTAATTGGGCAGCATCTAGACGTAACTACGCCGCTCAACTCGTCAACGAAAGGCTTACCGGTAAACCCTACGTACCAACGTACACCAACGAGTACATGGAGTGGGGTAAAGATCAAGAACCGATTGCACGTGAAAAGTACATAGAACTTCGACAACTCGAAGTATCTGAAATAGGGTTCGTAGACCACCCTTCTATCGCTATGGCTGGCGCATCCCCCGACGGACTAGTCGGTGAGGACGGTCTACTTGAAATTAAGTGTCTCATAAAAGCCAATCACATGGACATTCTCCTTACGGAGAACCTTGAGAAGTACGAACTGCAAATGCACTGGCAAATGGCTTGTACTGGACGAAAGTGGTGCGACTTCGTTTCTTACAATCCTGAACTACCAGAGAACATGCAACTGTTTATTAAGAGACTGTACCGAGACGAGGAAAAGATTGAACGTATCGAACGTGAAGTCCGTATCTTCCTTGAAGAGGTAGAAGAAACAACAGCAGCACTTGCTGACAAATATGGAAGGTAATATTATTAGCGAACTTGTCATCCTACCCCTACGGAAGTACGAAGTACATTACTTGGTCTGGGGCGGCGAAGTAGAGGAACGTGTTGACGTTTTCACTGCTGACTTCCACGACGTAGCAGACGGGCGGGCCCGGTTCTATCGCACTGGTAACATCATTCGTGAGTACCATGCGCCACTGCTGTCACTAACAGTTACTCCGGTGAATGCCGAAGACGACCCCGCCTAATTTCCGTAGCAAATTCGAAGAGGCTATTTGGGATGCTGCCAAGCGCAGCCGCAAGTCTCTTGTCCACGAACCACATTTCATTCCTTACATTATGCGTGGTTCTTACTTGCCTGACTTCATTCTTCCGAATGGTATCATAGTCGAGGCAAAAGGTTATCTGGATGCGGCATCCTGCAAGAAAATGATTGCAGTTAAGAAGTCAAATCCGAGCCTAGATATAAGGTTTGTATTTCAAAATGCGAATGGTAAACGAAATAAGAGAGCTAAACTCCGTAACTGGGAATGGGCTGAGAAACATGGATTTCCTTGGGCTGAAAACACTATTCCACTTTCTTGGTGGAAAGAAGAATGTAGCAAGGAAATTGGTAGTTCAGAAGAGTTTCCTTCCTTCTCCGATTGAAGGTAATGATAACATCGAGGCTTTCTTTGTGGAAGACCTTAACGGTACTCTGTTGTTTGGTCCTTATAAACGAGAACAAGACGCCAAAGGTGTTCTAACACGTCTACGGAACAAGCATATTGGATAATCCCCGTCTGCTCGTGGTTGATATAGAAACTGCCCCTGCCAAACTCTTGGGGTGGGCCTTATACAACCAAAACTTTGGTGTCGATCAAATCGAAGAACACCCGTACATTCTGTGTATCGGTTACAAGTTTGTAGGCGACAAAGAGACACACTGTCTTACTAACTGGGAAATGTCTCAGGAAGAAATGCTCAATCGAATTATCGAGCTGATTTCTGAGGCAGATGCCATTATTAGTAAGAATGGTATTAGGTTCGACATTCCGTGGATTAGAGCAGAGGTCGCTCGTTACAAGCTTGCACCGCTGCCCCCGCTGACCCACATCGACTTGCAGAAGGTTGCCAAGGGTCACTTCCGATTCCTCAGTAACAAATTGGACTACATAGTCCAGTACCTAGGAATCGGTAAGAAGGTTGAACACGAAGGCTTCCCGTTGTGGCGTAAGGTTATGGCAGGTAGTCGAGAAGCTCGCCGTAGGATGGTTGATTATTGTAAGGGTGATGTAATCATCACAGAGAGGTTGTATAAGTACCTCAAGCCCTACATGTTGGATCATCCTCTGCTACGAGCAATCGGCGCAGAAGTTTGTCCTTCTTGTCACAGTAAGAAGACACAACGTCGAGGTAAGAGGTACACCCGATACTACGAAATTCAACGGCATCAGTGTAACAAGTGTGGTGCGTGGTTCAGCGGAAAGAGAAAGAAAGTAGCATGATGTTGATTAGTGTTCTCATTTTGTTCTTGATTGCTCTTTTGTTGGCTAAGTAAAAGAAAGTAGAATAACGAATGGACGAGATGCTCCGCAGAGCTATTTGTGATTACTTTGAACCGGGAGATTTTGCGGAGTGTCTCGGAATTACAGTAGATGATATTATATCGGCATTCCCCGATGAAGTAGATGACGCTCTTGATGATTTGAAAGAGTTGATGGAATACGAAGACGTAGGAGATGTTGATGACTAGTTTTCTTATATACGGACTGATTTCTTATGTAATTGGTGTTGGTGTAGGAGTTCTTATTTCAAAATGAGTAAATCGTTTTTCTTTTACGGAGTGTATGACGGTAACGAAGGCGACGACGTTTGGCGAGTTCTTCATGAACACTTTGAGAAACTGGCGGAGAAAGAAGTAGATGCTGAATTCAGTGATCGTCGAGCGAGCCGCAAGGAAGGTGTTCGTGAGTAAAGAGTTTACCCCCGACGACCCTAGTAAGATCGGCACAGGAGCAATTAAGTATGACGGAGGAAAGCCTTGCGTATTTCGCGGAGTAATTCAATACTTTCCTCGTGCGCTTTTAGCGGTGGCTAAAGTTAGTACGTTCGGTGCTCAGAAATATG